ATCCACCGCGCGAACGCTAAAAAATATCTACGCGAATTAATTAAATAATCAATAGGAGACGCAAAAATGGCTCTTGTTGAAACACTCTCGATCTTGCGCAATGGTCGCCGTTCATCCTTGAGGTAATCTGCAAAAATGTTAAGCGTGCGCACACCCCTCTTAGCTTTATCCACCATTTGATCACACACGAATTTTAATTTCTTAACACGATCATTGGATAAATCGTACTCTTCATCGTTACCGAAAAAATATGTCTTGCCCGGGTATTGCGGTGGGATTTTGATATTCCAAGGATACCCACATGACGTCCTGCGCGGAATTGCATCAAAATACTCCATTTGACGGTCGCCAACTATCGCTTGTTCAAAAGAATAGACCTCAGGTTTCACATAATTGGTAGAGTTATTGACAAGAAACGCAAACAAACTCGTTCGCGCCATTAAGAGTAAATCATCATCGATATCGATTTCAGGTCCATTGTATTTAGCCCTACTTATAACGTAAGGATCCATCTCGACGCCGTCTCGAAAAACTCTTTTTAAAACGGCTGGAGCCGTCTTGACCTCGGTAATTCTATTGTAAAAAACCGAAGGAACAATCTTACTAGTAGTCGAGTACCTTATGCCACGTTCAAAGTTTCCATGAGTGATGAACTGGCCTGCAAGTGGTTTGCATGGCAACAAACCACTTTGTGCTTCCAAAAAGTTGTCGCTAGGAAAAGATTCCTCTATCCATTTATTCAATTCTTTCCCAGATAAGGTAGTGGCGAAACCCTTATCGGAAGTTGTGGATCCCCCAACGTGAATTCCTAACAATTTGCGCTGATTATTCGCTGGATCAATAATGCCAATTAATGATCCGCAATCGCCCTTTGAAGTTGTAGCGTTGTAAACCACACACGAAGAACACATGTACTGATAATCGCCGTTGGACAAAACTATAGACCCAACCTTCCTGCATTCAGATATCTGAATACTCTGCGGAGGAGTGAATAAAGCAACCTTAAAGCGCTCGTTTTTATCAACGTATGAATCGTCACTCTGGAAGAACTTGGTTATGTCTTGGTGGCATCGCATCTCGCGCGGGAACCGAATGATGGCCAGGTCCTTTTCCCCCATTTTAATAGCGGGCAAAAACTTGGAGGGTGGAAACTTGTATACGATACTGGAATCCATGGAAGTAAAAATAAAATCCTCACTAAAGTGTTTTTTGAAAAAGTAAACATAGTGTTCAGGGCACAACATGATCCTACCCTTTACAAACAAACAAAATCCCAGAGTGTCGTTTCCAAGAGTTATCTTATACATACTCTTGCGACACACACTCGCGACAATATCTCTAAGAGCACTATCGCCCCCAATTTGCGCTTGGACGGGGCTAGGAAGATCGCTAGTGTCGCCATAATATTTATCGTCCGTAAAGAGCCAAGTGTCTACCTCTCCTTTCTTGACGAGGGCTTTGCTGAGCACACCTATCCGTGATAGCAAACAGTCTATACTAGTCTCGCTAAGGTGAATAGATCTGAGACTGTTAGTAAAGACCTCCAAAGGACCCAAATCAGGAGCACACTCGCAATCAGCATTGACGTATAACTGTTCCACAATCATATCTAACATTATATTGGTAGCAGAAGCCTCGCCAAGATACTTAGACAGACGCTTGTACGTTTGAAGATCCGGCGATTTACCGAAGGGAAAACGTGAGTAAAAATTGCGCACAAAAGGTAAATTAAGATACCTAGGTTCGGGCTCTTCACCCTCGATTAATCCCTTGAATTGGTCAAAGAGAACAGAAAGGACAGAGCCTGCAGCAGCGACTAGACATGTCCATCTGAGACCATTAATGGCTAAATCTTGCCAATTGTCGCCAAACCACTCTTTGAAGACCTTTAATTGATCCCAGGCTTTCTGCAAGAGTTCACGCACGCGGTCCCTAACCTTCTCCAGGTCGCTCTTAATAACCACTCCAACCACCTTGGAGGCCTCTACACAACCTTCTAAATAATGTGCAAGCATTGACTCCTCCCAAGCCTTACGACCTATCAAACGTATATACTCAAATCGCTCTTTAGCCGAAGCATCATATCCCATGGCGCGCTTGGCACACTCCAAATAGGTGGGCGCATTTTCAATGGCGCTCTTGGCGAGAATCTCTTCGGTGTCCGAAAACTCGTCGCTGCTATCAGCAAGATAGCTTTCATCATCGACGCCAGCCTGTGCAATAGGGCGACGTCTTTCCAGAGAAGCTACATAATCCTTAAATTTTTGTTTGTGGGCCTTATACTTATCCAAAGTCAGAGCAGCCAACTCAGCATAAGAAAAAACCCGACCGGTATACTGACATCCAAACTGGAAATTTACACCACGTGAAGGAAATACGAATTCATGAAATTCATACATATCGTCATTAAAACAACCGGATTCTTGGGGTCGTAGGCGCCGCTCCCAAATGTCTAAATCCTTAGTCTCCGCCGTACAATATTCTCTCTTGACGGTACATGTGACGCAGATATTGAAGCGCCTCTCAAGAGCCTCTGCACACCTTATGGATTTCAGTTGACTGAAATCCTTTAGGTTGGAGCTGGCAAAAACAAATTCACTGTGGAAAAAGACTCTTCCTTTATCCGCAAGGTTGCTCATGTGCAATGGATTTTGGCCCACCGAACATGCCCTAATAATGTTCATGTACTCGTTATCTGGATTTCCAGGAACATCAACCGTTTGCCCGAAATCATCAAACACGCAGGCCCACTGATTTCTATAACCATCCCAGAAATCTTGTTCTTGCACTCTGGAATATATGTAGTCGGAAGATGGCACTTTCGAGAAATCCACGTCGGTAAGGACGCTAGAAACAATATCCCTCGTAAAAGGCAATGTCATATACGTTTTACCCACTCCCGATCCGCCATTGACCAGTATGGCAACAGGTGTCATTTTCAAACTGTCACCAGCAATTTTTGCTGAGACAAAAGAAACTTCAATTTTGTCAAGAGATCTAAGCAAATCCATGATGTTTGCACGCAATGTAGCGTCCTTTTTGGAGCCAGAAAGACTCCGGAAATGCTCACGACACCTTGCGGCTAAATTGGCACACTGCGTCGCGGTGACATGATTTACTGGAATTGCGCCAGACTGAAAATCGTCGATAAAGATGTCGACATCACGGGTGAGTTCCAGCAGCGGTATTTCAGACTGGAGGCCCACATATTTTAACAAATATGTACTTTTGGTCATCTCGGCTACCTTGACGATAAAAGAAGAAAACCATCCCAAAATAGTGCTTATTCCATCTGTCCACCGCGGTAAATTGCTCAACAAGTGGAAAAAAGAAGGGAAAGCTTTTGGCAATTGTAAAATATTAGCTAAAGCCTCCCACAAGAATTGCAAAATCCGTTTAGAATCGTCCTCGCCGGATTGCGCGACAACATCTCTCAAGCTGTTCAAAGCAGCTCCGGGAGCGACGACACTAAATAAGGATACCAAAACGGCAGGTACAGTTCTGCCGGATCTCAGAAAATGACATGTCCACACAACGCAGACGACGACAATAGCACCTTTAAAAAAGGACTCGTTAATCGTACCACGCACTTGGTCAATCTTTTCCTGAAACACGCCATCAAAGCCAGTCAAAGAGGAGATCTTAGATGCAAGACCGCCTTGTGAAAGACCAGATTGCGCTTGAATGCGCATTGAAAGTGAATCCATTAAATCGGGATCCACCATCCACATCCTCTTGTCGTGAGAAGACGCATTTTTCCTCCCACCGACTGGTTTAGGAGTCTTAGACTTGACAACAATCATCTTTTCGTTGTCGCCCTCCACACGTGTCTTAATTGGCACCATATGCTTCACTGTGGCAGTCTTCAATTCCTTCACCCTAAAATCCTCTGGGAACGCTGAACAAAGCATTTCGCGCAACAACGGCATCGTGCTTGTTGGGAAACCAGCCTTCCGAAAATCGTCCAGTATATCTCTATTGTTAGCGACAAAGCCGCGCATAGTGACTACATCAACCGTCTTAACAAAGCGAAAAATCGCCTGTGTTTTGTAGACGCGAGTGATCCAATCACGCAACAAATCAATATCGATGTCAATGTGTTTATTATTTTCAACGTATACCGAGACGCCGTTCAAATTCAAACGTAAAGTCCGGTAAAAACCATGCTTACGAGTGCGTAATGTGCACACCGTGACATTCTTCAAAATTTCTGTGAGGTTGGCATTATCTGCCACCTTACACAAAGTAGTACTTTTATAGAAAGTATCGCTATCGACATTCTTAAAAAGAATGTAAGCATCTCGTTTAGCTAATAAAAAGCTAGAAAAAACACAATCATAATCAAGATCGTTTAAAATAGATTTTGTGTCCTCGCCTGCGTCACCATCGAGTTGCTGCGCTTTGTTCGAATTATCCTTATTACTTAAATTATTCATGTTTGGGTTATTTAAAAAAGTGCCCTTTACTCAGTGGCTCGAGCCGATTAAGTCAATCGGGAGACAACATTGACGAGATGTTACTCGGGTGCTGACGCGCACCAATCGTGGCAAGCAAATAAATTGCCATTTTTCTTGGATTTTACGTGTATATCTAATGTTTTTGTTCTTTTTGAATTTATATAATAAATGAAAGCATTGGAAAAAGTAAAAATGTGTAACTAGCTGCGAACCTTTTGTTACTAAATTAGATCGATCGCTATCGCAGGCGCTAATCTAAAGTCGAATGTAATAGAAGCCTGCTTAACAGGGCCGCTTACACCTGTATCGCTAAACAGCGCAAGTGCAAGAGTTGGAACACGTATCGCGCGTCCGCGCGCATTCCATCCAAAGAAAATGGGGTGTTTGTGGTGCTCTGCAAAAGCACTCACTCAGATATAACAGATCGCATTTGCAGTCGCTTGCTACACCTGTCACAAAATGTGTATTAATCATGTCCGTATCGCTTAACCACAACTGTATCGCTTACCATGCCTGGCAGCGCAATTGATTCTTTCAAGGAAGCGCGTACACTTTCACGCGACCATAATGGTCGGACTTGCCAGTCCACATATCACCAAGTTCTTATAGTCGCTAACACCACACCCAAAAGGGTGCGCGGCAAAAGAGCTCCTCCTACGTTCACGGTAAA